GGAACGCTGAACAATGACTGACCCCCAAGGCTTTTCACGTTAGTCATCTCGAGTATTGGGGCGCATTGCACTACCCCTGTCCCCAGGTGTTAATTCCTGCACAGTTCAATCCCGTACGAGGCCATGGTTGTATTCAGTTGTAGTTAGTTACTTGCGGAAGCCTTGAATGATGGCAACACCGAGGGATAGTAACAGGGCATACCAGGCTATTAAGAGCACTGGGAGAGCCTTTGGGCTATGAAGTCTAAGTCTGATGGTCTCCAAAGGTAGCACTCCGCGTGGGGCTTTAGCGTGGCTAACCAATGCAGCTGGGCTTCACTGGCGCGGCCTTTCTCTGTTTTGAGTTCACAGAACAACAACCCTTTGGTTGGGTGTGCCATCACAATGTCGGGGAAACCTGTTGAGCCTGTGGTTATATAGCGCCCTGTGCGTGTCATTGAAGGCTGGGAGTGATGCAGTGACCAGCCGTACTGGTAAGCCAACGCTTTAACTTGGGTCATGAACGACGCTTCGGAAATCGGAATCATTTAATCTCTTTTTGCCAATCTTCTTCATGCCACAAACGATTTCTCAATTCTTTAGGCAAATTATCACGCCCAACGGCAAGCAAATAGCCAAACATATAAGGTGAATTTACAGGCTTAGGCATTTCCCATTTGTACCAAACCCCGTCAACTAATTTGTGTTGAGAAGTCATTAGAACGGCTCTTCTGGCGTGTCATAGATTGGCGCTGGTTCGCCACCATTCTTTAACGCGTCAATCGCTTTTGAGACTTCAAATTTAGTCATGGTGCCAATGTTGGTTGGTGGCAGTTTCCCAGCCTTTTTGAGTTCGGCCTTGTAAAGCCACAACTGTTTTTCACTAGGCAAATTAGACGGCTGAGTAATTGTCGTGTCACCCCTAACTACTTTTTGCATCTCTTCCCTACTGGGCTTTTTCGTCCAATCGGCTCCGAGGTACCCTGCAGCTGCCAAACTTCGGCCTTGGGAACTTGTAGCGCAATTCTCAATCCGACTCGTAGCGTTCACGCCGCGGTCAGCAATTAGTTCTTCTGCATAATCGACAGTTGTTGCCTGGGCATCGTTTTTGTCTAGCCATAGCGTCGTTTTGATTACGCACCTGACGCCATCGTCAAACACGAGGTCGCAATGAATAGCGCCGTTCGGGTGGTCAATCCAAAACTGCTTTATACGTTCCGATACGGGTGTGTAGTCGTCAAGATTAAACGCCATTATGGTACGACCTTTCGAGACGGTCTAACTCTGCGTGACAATGCTCCAGGGCTTTTTTAAGCACTTCAATCTCTTGGTCTTTAGCCCAGAGAAGGTCTGCCACATCGTCGTTGTGTGTGTACTCACTCATCGTCAGCCAACTTCACAGTACTCAAATACGAAATGCCCTTGGATGGCCCACTGGTTGTGGTAGAAGGGTGCCAACCTGTCAGCACAGCCTCAGAAATTGCAGGCAACGCATGAAGCGCACCGACAGCCTCGAGAATCAGGCTTGACTCTTTGAAGCGTAGTTCCAGCGCCAGGGTGTGGCTTAGGTTGGTTAGTTTGGCAATTAGTTCGCCGGTTGATGTTTCCATTTGTTTTTCCTTTGTTGTTTGTGCCATTCGGCGTGAGCTTTTTTACAATCTGTGCATGGTATTTCTTCATGCCTTAAATGTCTTTTATACGCTGAGCGTGTGCCACATTGTGCGGTGATTGGTTTATTTGACACGGTTTGAATGTGCCAAAGCATCCGGCATAAATGTTTTTCCTCTAAGCACTGCGCAATTAAGAACGTCAATGTCGCGGTCAATGTGTTCCGTAATCTTGCTCAATGTTCCTAAGTGCCTGGCAGTGTGTAGGCCTTGAATTCCTGCTGCATATTGCTGACGGCATGAATAAAATTTGCCTGAATACCTAGCTGAGCGAAAAATTGTAACGCCCCTGTATGTGTAGCCATTTTGATATTTGACGGGTTTGAAGTTTCTGTTTGTTTCCATGCAGACATTGTAACCACATGTAACCACAGAACGCAAGTCAATCAACAATTTCTTTTCCACTTGGAAACTAATGGGTGGCGAGACTTACAAATATAGGTTTGTAGTGACTTACGCAACTTTAGACAGCCCCAGCCCCACGGCCCGACTCGCCACACAAATTCCCCGTTGGGTTCTGTGTGACCACGAAAGGCGATGGCGTCTGCCACCCTGACCTGTTGGCGTGGAGTCATGCCTTTAGCAGAAGTGTGGTTAGACCAGCGTTGGAAGGTGCCACGGTTTATCCCCAGCCCCCCTGTGTACGACTTGGTTGAATGGTTCCAATCGCCCCCACTTTCACAGAGGGCCATTCCGTCATAATAAGCGTCCGGCAATATGCCGTCATACTTTCCATGAGGGTCAGCAGCTGCGGAAACCGGCGTTGCGATGGATAGGGCAGTGATGAGGGCTAATGCCATGATGCGTTTCAGGTTTTCTCTACTTCGGTAGGCGGTGACCAACTCAGGTAGGGAGCAAGCCTGGTGGCTACTGTGACCCTGATATGTTCACCTGTTTCCAAATCCGTGAAGATTTGAACGAGTGTCAACTTGTCCCTAGAGACTAACGGAAGGTAACCCCATGTTGGAATCATGGGCGGTTAGCCATCATTTTGAAGAACAACCAGCAGGACACCCAACCCATGATGAAACTGTAAAGAAACTGAGTGTCAGTCATTGGTCGTACCATTCGCTAGTCATCAGTTCCTGCACCTGGTCGGGCATTAGCACAAACCCCCTAGACGGGTTTTCAGAGCCTGCAGCGAAGTCACGCTTTTGGAGCAGGTCGCGGTTCATGCGTAGATACTTTTTGAGTCTCGAGACAGATACCAAAGTGAAAGCACCTGGGGCGAAACGATAAGCCCACCATTCGGCTGTGGTCACGTTAATCCCAGAGTCCTGCCAGCCACGCCCAGACGGGTTCTGCTGGGTCTCAACAGCCATCCTGCCATTGCGGTACCTGTCAGACTTAACTTCAATCTGGGAACCTTGTACAGCGTCAAAGAATTCAACCAGTTCAGCCTCGCCAGCCCTGCCGTAGGCCATGTCCACTGTGAAATCGAAGGCTGGTTCGTAGCCGTTAGTTAGTTTTGTCATGTTCCTTGACTTTCTGCCATTTGAGTGGCTGGGGTTACTTTACACAAAAAGCGATAGCGATGGTGGATACCCCAATGGAAACAAAGGTACCCACCACCTAGCCCTGACCACGCTCAAACGAGTCAGGAGTTCTTGATTGGTTTAGGCAGTGCCCGCCATGCAGCTTCAAATTCTTCTGGGCTGTCCCATTCGTTGCTGATTTCAACGTGGAGCCATGCGCCGCCAGGTGTTCCGGCATTGTCTTTTGAGTTAAATAATTTGATGCCTTTTTCCTTTGGCCCACGACTGCAACGGTAGCCACGACCCCAGGCGGTTTTGTCTGTTTCAGGTTGTGCAGGGTTGCGGTATGCGTAGTCATGAATCTCGCAAATCAGTAGCGCCTCTGAGTTTTCAATAAACCAATCCCATGCCTCTTTTGCAGCTGCACGACCAGCGCGTGTGGCTGGGTAACCGATATCAACGGCGTATCCAGTGGCGTGAACGCTGAGGTTCTTTGACCCGCGCATCATGCGGTTGGCGTACATTCCTAGATTGGTGAAAGCCCAACGCCGTTTGCATAGGTCATAGAATTTCTTGGTGATTGGTGAAGTTGCTTTGCCATCCCACGCTGGGTAGTACGGGTATTTGCGGTTGGTCATGGCGCTGGTGGGTCTTTGGGTTTGTCTTTGAGTCCGTTACCAGCAAGGAGACCGATAAGGCCACCGGCAAGGGTCATAAGCATGGGCGAAAGGATTGCCCAGGCTTCGGAGTCGTTGGGGGCTTGTTCGACGGGTTGCACCACAAACAGTAGGCCGTAAAGAAGGGCAACGATGGAAAACAGAAACGCGCTGGATAGGCAGATGCCTACTACCAGAATTAGCCGTGCTTTGATTTGTTCATTGCTTAGGCGGTTTTCAGGTTTCATTCGCATCTGCTTTCTAAGAATCCGTTGGCTTTTGTGGTTTCACAGTTTTCACGGACACGGTCTGCACAGGCTGTAAGCATGACAATGAGGACACTAATCAGGGCTAGGCGTTTCATCAGGAGCCTGTGGTAGTTCTGCAATTTCTTCTGCTGATAGTTCGCGCGTAATCATTTCGCCTGTTGCCGCATTATGAAAGGTGCCTAGTTTTGGTTCTGTATTACTCATGGTTTCCTATATCCGTATACGGCATATTTAGCGGTTACGGTTCCTGAAGCTACCGAAAGAGAAAAGCCATCAAATGAACCAGCGTTGTCGTGGAATCCGTTGTACGAACGATTTGTAACATTCGTGCCATCCCATCCCATTCCTGCCAGAATAATACTCGTGCCAACTGTTTCTTGCGGCCGAAAAATATCAAAAGTAGCTGTTGGGTAATCGTTAGCACTTCCAGTATAAATAAAACGAAAGTTGCTTTGATTGTTTTCGCTGGTGGTCAAAAGACTTCCAGCACTAGCAAAAATACTTGTTGAATAATAATTAGCACTATTATTAGTGCCGCCTGCTCGCAATTTCAAGTTGATGTCTGTTGAAGCGGTAGTTTTGACTGCCCAAACAATCACACGGTAATTAGTGTAAGTCGAAGTAAATACGGAATCTACGTTAATAGTCGCCGCCGCTGAAAGTGTTGCACTAGCCACATACACCAATCCAGAGTTAGCCAAATAAGTATTCGTATCCGAACTGGTCAGGATTTCGCTAGTAAATTGCTTGACGGCCATGTTATCCAGTGTACACAATCACATCAGGGCCATCTAGGACTGAATAGCCAATCCTGAAAGCAGAAGCCCAACGATTAGAACCATTCAGAGTCGTAGACCACTGACCAGGCACAACATCATGGCGGATGCGGTTTACCTGTAAGTCCTTGGTGATGGTGTTGCCCGTAGGTGGAGCCACCGCCAGAGTGACACGCTCCAGGAGTTCTAACGCCAGTGTCGTACTCCAATCACCATCCGCCCTCAGGACAACCTCAAAGTCGTCAAACTTGGGGAAGACATATTGACCAAACCCAACTAGCAAATTGCCTATGGTTTTCGCTTGGGCAACTGTTGGCATATAGGCAGACCACGATTGAGCAGCTTGACCATACGTCGAGGTTGAAACTGAGCCGGTGGTTTTCTGTACGCCACCACCGCTCATCTCGACGTTAATGATGTTGCGCATTGAATCGCCGTCGTACTGGATACCGATTTCAGGGTCAAGCGATAACCCGCCCGACCCGTAGGTTGCCTGACTCGTAAACGACTTAGCCTGGGTGAACTGTGTATATGTTGCGGTCTGGGTTAGAACGCCTGTATCGCTAACATAGATAGGCGCGCCTTCAGTGTTGGCGGTCTGTTGCAGTTCCGGCATCGCATACGGGGCGTCGTCTGTGATGTCGCTTATGTATTGCGTACCGTTGGCACTGACAAGACTGGCGCTAAATGGGGTTTCGGCAATGATGCGCGAGACACGCGCCCCTGTGGTTTCATAGAACGACGCCTGTGAATATCGGATGATGTTTTGAATGACTGCCTGCGATGGGTTGGTGCCGGTGAATACGAGAATCTGTTGGATTGGGCCTTGCGAAACAGTGACAAAGTCTGACGAGGTGGCAAGGACAATTCCTAAAGCCGTGCTTTTCGTGCCTGTCACATCTACGCCGTTCACATAGATTGTGGCGGTTTTGGCGGTGCCATTCCATGCCACTGCGAAATGATACGCCTCAGCCTGGTTTAGTTGTGCCGTTGTTGTTGTGTACGAGTAGGTCGCCTGGTCAGTGAAAGAGTCCACGCTGAGAGTGAACTTGCCTGACGCAAAGTTGACGTACCAGCCGAAGTTGGATGCTTGCCCGTTGGCAATGCCAGCCACGTTAGTTTCAGGGACACACCAAAAAGCGACAGTGAAGTTGGCGTTAGCAGTGAACGCCACAGTGCGAGAGGCTAAGCCTGGGTCGTTAGTGGCAATGCCCGTGAGGAAGTTATTGCCTGCGCCAGCAAGTGAGCCGTTAGCAAGCCCCATAGCCAACTGATTGCCAGGTGCAGCGTTCGTCCCATAAGTCATATTTAGAGGGCTAGAACCAATGTCAGTTAAAGCGCCAGTTTGGAACTGGATAATCGGGTCATCTAACGGGTAGTAGTGGCGTGGTGATTGCGTAAGAATGTACGACCTTGACCAATCGGCAGGAAGTTGAACTTGCGCTAGGAGTTGCATTGCGTCATAGCATGAGAGGGTTACTGTCGAGTCTTTGCCTGCGTCAGTCCACGATGGAGGCCAACCGTCAATAAAGCCTCTAAACAAAGGGTAAGTCACTGCGCTATACGTGGCCTCTATTTTAATTTGGCGACGCGGTAACAGTTTCCCGTAGTAAGTGCCTGAAGTGTAGAACGGGTCGTACAGGCGCGTGAGGTTGTTCAATACGACAGTTGCTGAACCGTTGAAAGTGTCCCAATCGTCTGACCTGCCACGGTCAATGCTCATCGCCCTGACACTCGAGGTGACCTCAGTCCATGTCGGACTTAACACATAAGGGCCATCGTCAAACGCAATATAGACCTTGGCTACTGGGTACGCCATTAGGCAGCCTTAATGCCTGTCCGGCGATTGTAAGCGTTGAGAGCGTCCGAGACTGATTTGCCGATTGCCACAGGGTCACCTACGCCAGTTTGAACAGTGATGTTGACGCCTGTATTGGTAGGCATACTGGCAGGAATTATTGCTAATGGGCCCTTATTCTTACCGCCTCCAGTGATGGTTGGTACAGGAGTTTTGGTTGTTGAACCGGTATCTAGTTTTTTACCTGACAACGCACCAAGAGGGCCCGAGAAAGGTTTTAACCATTCGGGGAACTCTAAAGCACCAATGGTGTTATTCCATGCGTAGGCGACTTTGTCAAACGCTGCTGTGGCTTCTTTTGCGAATTCTTTGAACACAGGAATGGCGATATTTTCAAACTGCCATTTCATTGCCTTGAAGATTCCATCTACAACTTTCCTAAATCCTTCAAACTTTTTGTAGGCCGTGACAAGAGCAGCAACTAAAGCAACAATACCTAGAACGATTAGCCCGACAGGGTTAAGAGCCATTGCAGCGTTCATGATGATAATGGCAGCCGACAACACCCCAACTGCTACGGCAGCGGCAGTCATAAGGCCAGGGTTCTTGGTAGCCCAATCAGCAAACTTCTGAAGGTACGGCAACAATTTCTCAAACACAGGAATCAACGCTGTCCCGATTGACTCTTTGGTCTCTTTCATGGCAAGCGATAGTCGTTTCATTTTCCCTGCGTTAGTGTTCGCTGCCACAGTTGCTGCACCGCCAGTGGTCTTAGCAATCTTCGCCATGACCTCTTCGAATGATGCGCCGTCCTTAATCATCTGACGATACTCAGGTGCCAACTTGCCTAAAGCAGCCATGTTCCCTCCGTAGGCTTTTGCTACGGCATCGGTGACGGTTGCTAATGGCTTGCCGGTAGAGGCCGCAATGTCCATCGCTGCGGTAGCGAGTTTCTGTGCCTTAGTCACCGAACCTGTGGCCTTAGCCAATTTAGAAAGCACAGGACGCAACTCATCATCCGACACGCCCAGCAACTTGCCCTGGGTTGTAATCCAATCCTCATTGGCTTTGATTTGTGCCTCAGTAGCGCCAGTAGTTTTTGCAAGTGTCGTAGCCAAAAGAGTCTGTGCAGCCTCATCTTCCAACGCGTCCTTAGTGGCGCTAACAAGAACGGCACCCAAACCAGCAAGAGCAGCAGCTGCAGGAATCGCCGCTTTCTTTAACGCAAACTGGGCTTTAGCACCAGCGCCTTCAAGTTGCTTGAATTGCTTGATTGCTTTTTCAATGCCTTTGCCGTCAAAGTTTGAAACGATTGGAATTGTAATTGCCATTAGAAGAACTCGTTTTCTACATCTTTAGTCACTTGTATGACTCGCCTTTTGAGGTTGTCTGCAACTTGTGGGAGAGCCTTTTCAACTGCAGGATACATAAAGCGCCCTGGTAAGCCGTAATAGAAACTTAGCACTTTTGCTATTTGCGCAAAAGATTTGCGCCCTACAAATTCAATGAACACTGCGGAGGGTTCGGTGTTGACTATGCGCATGACTGTTGAGTTTTTGCGTCGTGTGTCAATCTTGAACTTGACGCCCCTACGGACTTTCTTGACGTCATACGGAAACTGCTGATAGCCGGACTTCATTGTCCATGCCCTCATCATTCCCGACGGCAACTTGTCAGGGTAAGACTTTTTGATTTCATCCAACGCTGGTTTCATAATTGCAGCAGCATCACGATTGAACTGTTTGCGCATTTCCGGGTCAATCCTGCGAAGTGCTTTAATTGCCTCTTTAGCCCCAACAACTTCAATTTGTGTAGTCGCTGTCATTGTCGCCTTGATTTGTTTAGTACGTCAATGACTGTGTTCATGTCTTGCATTTCGAATGGTATTTGTGGAGGCCACCACCCAGTCTCAACCAGCAGTTCTGCTAGAGAGCGTGAGTAGGTGCCTCGTCGGTGGGGTTTGTCGGTTCATCCGATACGACGTCAATGGAAACAAGTTTCCGACAGTAATCGTCAAAGATTGCCGGAACGGGGATTGAGTTCAGTTTGCAGGACTCAAAAGCCATAAACGCTAGGTCTTCCATGCCTACGCCTGTAGCGAGGTTGGATGCCTTTTGTTTGTACTTTCTTTCCCACGCAATAATGACGTAAAGGTTGGTTGTAACTTCGTATGAGGTTTCGTCGGTGACGACTTTGAGCGTGAGTTGCATTGTGGTTTTTCTTGTTTAAGGGGTGACGTCGCGTACCCAGGTGCCAGCAGTGAAGTTGGCCTCTACGGTTGCGAGTTCGCCTACGGTTGAATTGACAGGTGTGAACGATGCAAGCATGCAATTTGTGATTACATATTCAGGGTTTGTTGCTGACTCTGACGCGCCTGATGGCGAGATTGTCAGAATTGTTGTGCCGGTGCCTACGCATGACGACAAAATTGCCTCGACCTCTGTAGCGCCGTATGACAAAAAGAAAGTTATTGAGACATCGACTGATTGGAGGCCCTGCGTCATGCGATGCCCAGTATCGCCAAAAGCGGTTGACTCGAGAGCATCGTAGCCAATGGTGATTGAGCAAGCGTTCGCCTGGTCACTCAAATCCGTGGTGGTGGCACCCTGGGTGATTCCGATAGTTGCGTTGGATAGGAATGTTGTTGTTGCCATTGGTGGCTCCTTTTTGTTAGTTGCGCCGTACTGCTACGGCAACGGTCATGTCATAGCAAGGAAGCATCTGTTCGCCGTATGAAGCGAGAGAGGGCCTTCCATCCACTATGGCGATGGGTGAGTTCATGATTGTGTCAACCGTGGTCATCAGGTAGTCGCCTGAGTCTTGGTTGCCAGGTGGCCCAGCAAGAACACGAATGACCAGCCGAATGTCGCCCACGTTGTATGTGAAAGCGTCAAGCGTTGGCAATTCAATCATTACTGAGAGTGGGCGGGCGTTGCGTGGGTCAGTGACAGGTTTAAGACCTAACGCGGTCAATGCGGTCTTGGTGGCGTTCACTGCCTCATAAAGAATTCCACTGACAGCCATTAGGCAACCTGTGGCCTTCCACAACCAAGCAGCTGCATAATCTGACCTAGGGACATGGTGGGGGTTCCCATGTTCATAGAGTCAAAAGAGGCGTAGCCATCCACAGCGCCACGGTTCCTGTATTGGATTGCTGCGTACTGGATGGTGCCCAATTTCGCTGCACCGTCAGGAGCCGTTG